AATGCTCATTTGCAAGTAAAGATAGTTTTACTGGATTACCTTTCTCTGCACAATATTCTTTTGCTTGCTTGAGTCTATCTAAGAGTGGTCTATCTCTCATCACATCACGATCAAGATTAATGTAATAAAAACCTGCACTAGCAAGTGATACTATTTCATTAGGTTTTGATACCTCTCTGAGTATAGTATTCTTAATTTTTAATTCTGGATATTCTTTCTGTATCTGTCCTGTCATTACCCATGATGTATGGGGAATGGTTGCTATTCGTACACCATTATCATATAAAAATTTAAAATTGGTGATAAATTCCTCAAGATTTTTTTGATCTGGTTTCACCCATATATTATTGAATGTAGCAGATAATGGTAGTTCTGTTTTTTGAGCAATATAAAATGCGTTCTTTACTGCCTGTTTACTATCATTTACACCACGAAATACATCCCCCATTGCGTCTTGCATGAAGGGTGGCATCCTCGTAGTAAAATACAGGTCGTATATTAAATGCTTATGTTTATTAAGAAAAGGTATTACCTTATCTTCAATATCATCAGGACTTATCTTCGGGTTTATCGGAAGGGAGAATAGATCTTCCTGTGACATTGTTGTGTGCATAATCAGTTAGGACTCCTGTAGTATCAAACATTTGTGGTGTCTCATTTTCCATGAGGTGCTCGACCTTTTTCTCTGCTGCTGCTTTGATCTTACCTATGTTGATATTCATAGCAGTAGAATATGTTAATGCAAGATCGGTCACTGCTGCTTGATCTTCTGGTGACATCATTAACATACTATCAAGATTACCTGCCTGTAATCTACCAGTTGTTAATAAATCAAGAGCAGATTGCTTTGCCATCCTTGCAATCCAATACTTATGCTCTTCTTTCTCTTCAATCTCTTTATTCAATACAGTTTCTTTAAGTTCTTCAAAGTCATATTCCTCATCAGGATTTTTTCCTAACTTCTCTTTGATAATTCTAAGTAAACCTTCTATCTCATCCTTTGATTGACGCATTTTATTATCCCACACCTGTAGGTCAATATAAAGTAATTCTAACTCATACTCCTTATCTTGCTTATAAAATTTATTTTCCTCCTCTTCCATTTCTACCTTCGTACGTTCAATATCATTTTTCGTACGTTTATATTGTATGGTCACTTTTTGTATAGCATTGAGACGAGTCTGTATTTCCATGATCGCCTGTCTCATTTGTCGCCAAGGAGTGACTTGTGAGTTTACTACAAAATATTTGTTTTGATATTCCGTCTGCCCGAAAAACTGTGAGTCTGTCCAATCAATTAAATTCTTATCAAATTCACTCAAGTCCCAACCTTCATTAGCTGTGACTTCCATGTCTGATAATGTCTTTTCAAATGGAATAGAAACCTTAGGTTTCCTATGTCCTTTAGAACTGGATTCCGTACTTAATTGATTCTTTTCTGCTGATGAGTCCTGTTTCTTCATCCTTTGTGCACCTTCCGTAATCTAAACATTGTTCACTTGTCATTGCTACACCAAAGTAATCTTCTAAGAATACATTAATCTCTGCTACATTAGCACAAGATTTTAATTTGGTTATCAATGTTTGTTCTTGAACTGCAAGGTCATAGACTTTAGTTTTCCATGATGCTTGCTTCTCAATCACTATAGCAGCAAAGTCTGCGGTTGTCAATCCTCTAACCTCTGCTAATCTATGTATCAGTTTTGTCTCAAAGGAATTATCAGCAATATATGCGGTTGCCTCACATAATTGATCTACCCATGTTTCTCTTTCTAAGAAACCCCATGAGTCATATAATGTTGAATATCTTTCTTCAAATATCTCTTGAATCTTTAATGTTATTACCCCTTTCATAAAAGGATTAACATACTTAGCACCAAGTGTAGAGTCAACTGCTACCTTTTCTTTTAAAGTTGTACCACTATCATCTACACCATATTCAGATTTCATACTTCTGACTTCACCCCAATATCTCATACCAAAACTTGCTGTATTATAGTCAAATCTTAGATAGTGTATATGAGGTGGTATATACTGGAATTGTTCATCATCTAAAGAATAGTATTCCAAAGCAAGGTTTTCACCCATCTTTGTGCCTACAGTTGCAATATGAGGATATTTTTCTTCGTCTATGACGATTATGTCAGGATTCGTTGCCATTAGTAATTAGGAATAGTTGTACCGTAGTCGTATTGCACTGAACCACCAGTAGTTGTACCAGATATTGAACTGGATGAACAACAGTGAGCAGAACTCATACCATCGTGACCAGTTGGGGGTGATGATCCACCAAGATTATTATATGAATCGGTTCCATAGTTCACCTTGAAGGTATTATTGTTCTGAGCACCATTGTAGTTTCCTAAACAGTATCCCTTTCTCATACCCATTTCAAAGTTTTCTTCACCCATATTACCAAAGTCAAGACCTCTAACCTGTATGCCTGTAGTATCATCAACCTTTTGATTACCATTTTGTGCGTTATTACCAGTTCCAACGTACATGTGACCGATCATAGTAGGAAGTATTTTCTTCCATCCATCACCACCTGGTCCGTGGTTCCATGATGTCCATGATTCGTTTGCCCATCTAAATCCTGCTCTTGAACCTGATCTCTTCCACCATCCCATGAGTCTACCATGTCCTCCCCATGTTGGGTCATCACCACCATCATTCTGATCAGGTGGGAATCCAGAAGTTCTCATGACCTCTGTTGTAAGATTAAATACGTCAGTTCTTGCATTACCACCACCATGTAAGTAAGAATATCCTCCTGCAAATACATGATCTTGGAATGAACCCATAGATGCTCTATTTACTGTCATATCCCATGCAGATTGATGAGCTATACCTGCTTCATTTGTCATACTAAAACCAGAGGTATATGTTGATGATCCTCTGTATGTGTTCTCCATTGAGTGATAGAAGTGTCTCCTATCATTCCATGATCCAGACATATATGCACCTGATCTGTCTAGTGTATCTCCTAAGTTTGTTGATGTATCAGTAGCATGAACTGTTCTATTAACATTACTCCAAGGTGACCCTGATCTATATCCTCCTCCTACATATCCATGTGTCCAAATTCTTGCCATTGACCAATCGGTATCTGTACCATCTAAAGACCAAAATGCGTTTGTACCATCAGATTTAAGTGAAGCATTAACTGAATAGTCATCACTATATCTACTTGTACTCTGTGTCGGTATTCCACCTGCACCTGCAATAGGTCCCCACTCTGTGACATTTGTAGTAGAGTTATGTGCGTATCCTTCAAAGGTTCGATCGGTACTATTGTAGCGGAACATACCTTCTACTGCCGATCCTGGTCTCTGTACTGTAGTTCCTACAGGAACTATCATACCATCTGTATTTGCAATATCGAGACTTACCCTCGGTGAGGTAGTTCCAATACCAACTCGATTATTAGCAGAATCTATATAAAAAGTTCCTGAGTCAAAATTAAAATTTCCATTAGAAACCAACTGAAACTCAGCAGTACCACCACCGCCACTCAGAGAAACAACTTTATCAACATTTAATTGAGACATTTCAGTATTTTATCCTTCGTATTATTTATCAGATACCGTACGTATCTTTGTAGTAATCATAAATTTGTTGCCTTTCTGCCTGTGTAATATGTCTATTATAGACCATAAAGACACCAAAACCACCTGCATTTTGAGATGAACTATGAGGATTTCGACTACTATCACCCCATGCACCTATGTGGTGGAATCCTCTTGCAAATCTACTATTGCTACTATTGATAGTAGCACGAGCATTTGCTTCATCCTTGAAAAAACATTGATAGTTAGGAGAGTATTGTCCAGATTCATATGAAGATAATCTCCATGTGTACATATTTAATTTAGTATCCCAGTCAGGAAACTGGTTAATATCATATCCAGTATCATTAAAACCATTACCACCATTATCATACATACCAAGATTCTTTGTACCATCCTGTACAATGATATGATGGTCACTATTTCTTGATCTCAATGGTGTTCTCCATTGACTATCAGAGGTTCTCCATTTTAAGAAAAAGATGACAGATAAATGAGGAAAATAAGGTGTATCTGTATAATTACCCTGTGAAACTAATTTAGCACAACCAGAACCATTTTCAGAAAAATCCATATATTTAACAACTTGACCATTAATATTGTCCTGAGCATATCTATCTGTAGGTATGGCAGTATGGAAATTATTTCCACTTATATCATACCAGTAGTTTGCATCTTGGTCACTTGCCTGAGGTTTTAATGATCTTTCATTATTAGCATCTAACCACATGAATAATCCCTTACGAGGTACATCAGTAGTTGTAGAAGAAGCAGTTGAAGTTGCACTCTTCATCAAGTTTACCCATACAGTACCATTATATCCCTCTACAGTTTGTTCAGTTGTATTATAACGTATCTGTCCTGCGTCTGGTGCTGAAGGTCTATCTGCTGTTGATCCTGCAGGTAATATTAAACCAGAATCAGGGTCAGCAGCATAACCACCTCTTATTAATAAATTGGCACTAGGAGCAAAACGAATCTCAAAATTATGATCCGAGTTTGCTACTAATTGTTCTACTCTTAATGTACTCATCTTACAAAGAAATAACCTGGATGACCTTGACCACTGGCAGGACCTGAACCATAGATACCTGCTGAGGTAGTACCAGTATAACCCCACAGAACTCTATTATTACTATAACGAGATGTCTGATTGCTAGATGGATTTGAGTGATAATCAAATATTTTATAATTGTTATCATATAATCTAATATGCTCCCATCCGCCAGGTTGCTCCCAGTTGTAAGGATATACATGAGAGACTCTAAAGTTTCCTTCTCGTCTGTCACCCTGACGACTATCCCCACCAGTATTTAACGCACTATGATATTGAATACCGCCACGATATTTAATGAATGAGGCATAGTTCCATTCATCATTTGCTACTGTACCACCATTGTATGTATCATATACACCGCCTGGTGGTTGTGTATTATTCTTTGCTAGTCTTACATTTATTGTCTCTTCACCGCCATTAGCTCTTGAACATACATCACGAATGAATGTATCAGCATACTTCCTACCATTTGTTTCACTGTAATAATTACCAGATACAGGAACATATTGTGCTGTCACACCATCAATTGTTTGAGAATATAAATTATCTGCTTCAAATATTCCGTAATGATTAGTTGATGACGATCCTGCAGTCATAACACATACCCATCCACCATCATAATTATCACAATCAACATAACAATATGTTGGAGAATCATATCCTATGGGTTGTATCCAATAATAACCAGAGGGTCTACCTGCCTGTTTTATTGCTCTACCATTTCTAGCAGGTGTACTATAATTACCTGCAGTATTACCTGCTGAACCTGCAACTCCTACACTTATCCATGTGCTGTTATTATAAACTTCAAATGAAGCAGTTGTAGTATTAAATCTTATTTGTCCTACCTTACTATTAGATACACTAGGTCTTTCTGCAGTTGTGCCAGTAGGAACTCTGTGTGCACCTCTATGAGCAAACTTCAGAGTACCTTCAATCTCTAGGGTATGTCCAGTCGAAACATTGACCTGATCTACAGTTTGCGGAGTACCGCCCATTTGACTGACGTTTAATTGACTCATGTTTATGTTTTATCAAATGTTAATGGATATGCTGCCCATCCACCTTGAGTTCCTACTGAAGGATATGCAAGTGCAGAGGAATTAATATCGACCATTTCAAGCATATACCAACGATAACCTGCTGTGTTATTAAAAGATCTAGATACTTGTCCTCCTTCACTACCAGAACCTGATCCACCAAAGTGAAGTCTATCAAGATATGTCCAAAGATTTGCTGTCTGAGTAAAGTTTCCACGATGAACATCTTGGTTAGATCCCCAGACGTTTACATTACCAACCATGTTTGCATGTTTATACCATCTGATTCTATTTAACACTTGTCCAAAATCCCACTCAGTCACCTTAACTGCAAAAAACTGTGGCCAGTTGACATTACCTGGACTGCTATGTCCTGTATGAAATGCAAAATCATTACTATCTGTTGATGAAACATACTCTAAGAATGAACGTGTATTAGTTGTTGCACTTAAAGTTTCATCACCAGTTGTACCATCATTATATCTTAATCCTTCAAATAGTATTGGATTTTCTGTTCCTGTGACTCCTTGATGATTTGTGTTTATTGCTCCCTCTGCTACAGTAAATCCTCCACCTGTACCAATAGTACCGACTGCTCCTGCTACATTTGTAGTTCCTGCCTCATTTACCCATACATTATCCTTATATAATCTTAATCCTTGTGTCTCAGCATTATACTGAATACTACCAGTTTCATGTGGTGAATCTTCTTTTGCAGTATCAGCACCACCATCAGCAAATGTTGATGCACTTGCTCCTCTTTCTAGTTGTGCTCCTACCCACCATATACTTCCACCGTTATGTCCACTATCAGGACCACCAACTCTAACTTGAAGATTAGTGGTACTAGCACTACTTAGTGTTCTTGTTATTGAAAATCTTGTCCATGTTGTTGGTATAGTAATAGCGGTATTATGTGCGACTGTATAACTTCCACTATCAGGGCATTCAAAAAGATACAACTCACAATTACTTTGAGTTCCAGATGCTTTTGCGTATATACTAAAAGTCCACTGTTGTCCTTGAGCAGCAGGGCAAACATTATATGCTGATGAATTATATGTATTTGTATATGAATCATTACCAGTAGTGACCATCTTTAATGGCACTCCACCTATACCTGTAGGACCTGCTGTTCCAGTATCTCTAGTTAATGTACATCTAACACCGCTATTCCATCCTACATTAGTAGCATCATTAGGATTTGGTGTGAATAAATCTAAAGGATAGAATTTATGGGCAAGAAAATTTTTTGAACCATATACAGGTAAATCCTGATATGACTGTGAGGTTAAAAATCTAACATCACCCTCATGTGATATAGTAGATTCTTTGGTAAGAGTAATCTTAAAACCAGAATTACTTGTACCTTGTAAATATCCAACGTTTAGTTGACCCATTACCTAACACTCCAACTACCACCTGATTCTATGGTGACTGTATAGTTATTTGCGATCGTTATTGGACCTGCACTCATACCGTTAGCAAACTCTGCACCTGCTGTAGGTCCTATGGTCAAGTTTTCTGATATGGTATTTGCATTTGTACGAACTATACTATCTGTTCCTAATGAAGGTCCTCCTCCTGCTAGTGCTGCCCAACCTGCACTTCCTGTACCATCATCTGCCTTGTAGATTTCAGCAGAGTCATTTGTTGAGTTAAATCTTATCGTACCAACATCTATACCTGTAGGTCTTTGAGCTGTACTACCTACAGGTAATTTTAAAACACTATTGGTATTCAAAAACTTTAATGTTGTGATAATTGCACTTGTAGTGTTAGCAATCTGGTTTCCAGATATTCTTGAAATAGCCATGAGATTAGATAGGTAATTCTAAGATGTGAACTGTGTCAGTTGATAGAGGTGCATCCCCAGATGAGAATACAACGTTAGCACCATTTGTATCCACTGTGTAGTTAGTTCCTGCAATCTGTGCTACACCATTGAGGAATACTAACAGTGAATCATCAGAGTGTTTGATGCCTCCACCATATGTTGTGACTGCGAAGGTTAATGTATTACCATCCCCTGTATAAGATTTAGTAATATATTTATCTGATCCAACAACACCTCTACCAGTACCAACAACGTCTCCGTCAATTCTAACTGAACCATTAATTCTGACTCTGTAAGTTGTATCAGGTGCTTCTCCTAAACCTATATGTCCATTACCTGTGGTAGATATGTTAATATCTCCTGTGTCTGTCAGTCCAAACTCTTTAAATGCACCACCATAGTATATCCAACCTAGTGATTTACCTGGTGTCCAGTTGATATTGTAAACTATATCTCCATCAGCAGGTGTATCATATCCTGTGATATTAGAGAAATCTGGTAGTCCACTTGCATTTTCTGGTGCTAGTAAAGTCTGTTTAATAACAGTACCATCTTGGTTAAAGTATGTAAGTTTCTTAGCAGATATATTATTAGTAAATGTACTCTGTCCTTGGAATGTGACAGGACCTGCAAAGATAGATTCTAACTGGTTTGATGCTCCACCAATAACAGTTATCTTGTCCGTTAGAACCAACTCAGAGAATGTTTCAATGGTTGTGCTCTCTTCACCAACAACGTTTAACTGTGCAACATCTTCGTTAGTGATCTGACCTGTGACTGGGTTGATAACCTGATTACCAATGAATAGATCACCATTTGAGTTCAATCCTGAGTAGAATGAAACTCCTCCCTCTTCTTTAATTGACTGTGAGAATCTAATTTGCTCTTGAGTTAGAGTTTCTACCTGTGTCTGAGGGAACGCTGTACTGTAGTTACCTGGACCAAAACCAAGGTATTCAAACGTATGGTTTCCTGATCTTAGGATAGAGTGTCGTCTAAACTCTACGTTAATTGGTGCTACTGTACCATCATTATTTTCTCGTATATTAATCTTTCTTACTTCTTCGTCTCCTGCTCGTGCAGTTAACTCTACGTTAGATAATCTTTTATTAACTGAGTCATAGTTAGGTGTAGTACCTGGTTGTGTCCATCCTGTATCTGTTAGTAAGAATACTGTTGATTCCTTTGTAATAGATAACTTTGGATCTTTAACAGGTGGCGATGCACCATCTGTTGCATTAACAAGACCAATGGTGACATTATCTGCAACTGATGTTGCAGCAGCAGGATCAGCAATTGGATTATCTCTGTCAAATGTAGGATAAACTTCATTGACATTTTGAGAGAACTTCCTATCATCAAAGTTAGAAGTTGTAGGTGATATAGATCCACATAAGAGAGTTATGTAGTAGATACCATCGTCAGTACCTCTTACAAATGGTTGTACAACCTCAATGTCATAGATGTAGAAACATCTTTGTAAATTAAATGATGTAGTATCACTATTCAATGGTTGCATAACATAACCAGAGAGGGGATCTCTTGGTAATGGATTGGTCTTATCTTTATCAATTACATATCTTACACGATATGTTCTATCTTGTAAGTCTCTTGGGTCAGGTATTCTCTTGAGGAATGTAGTTGGTGTGAAGTTAACTGTGTTATATGTTGTGTTAGTAGATAAAGTTGTATAGATTTCATTATTTACTGAACTGACTGATAGATACCATCCACCGACTGATCCTGCTACACCGCTAATTGTATATGTATTAGCATCATATTGTAATGGAGATCCAACAACACCTGCTGCCAAACCAGAAACACTAGGACCATAAGGTGATATGCTTGCAGATTGTACACTTGCATCAGTTGCACCCTGTGCTACAAGTAAACAGTTTATTTTATCTGCTATTGCACTTGCACCTGTACCATCTTGTCTTGCTCCTACTGCAAAACCCTGTACTCTTGTTGTTGGTGGAGATGCTTCTACAGTATAACCATATAGATATAACCTTGTACCTGGTGTACCACCCTGTCCTGCAAGTGATGCGTTGATAGTTTTAGTTCTCTGGATGTCAATGTTAACCCAGTTAATTGATGTCTCTTCACCAAAGATTACGTTTCCATTTACAGCACCAGTATTTGAAGCTGTAAGTGTCAATACTCTTGTGCTTACGTTTATATTTCCGACTGTCGCTCCTACTCCAATATTAGTTCCTGTGATAGTCATACCTTGTATGACACCATTTACACTACCATCATTTGCTAACGTAATTGTATTTGTTCCACTAGCACCAGTAGCAGTTGTAGAGATAACATTTAAAGCTTTAGGTGGTATTATATGTGTTAATGCACCTGCCTTATCTTTAGAGAATGCTTTTGCTTTGAATCCTGCTGATCTCAATGCAGTATTACCAAAGTTAGAGTTAGAGTTGGTGATTGACATATCACCACCACTTAATGCAGTAAAGTGACCTTGATATCCCACAGCGAACACAGAAACTGCCTGTATGAATGAATCATTACTACACTTGATGTGTTCATGACCCCATCCCTTTCTATACTCAGCGAAACCATCTAAGTGTGCACCATCTCCTGCTGTTGCTACATCATAGTTTCCAGTTGATGCATTATATCTTACAAATGCTCTGTCATCTTTCTGTAGTGATAATCCAGTAAACTGTGCCACAACCATTGATTTGAAACCAGTTGCCTTTGCACCGTTTGCATGCATACCATTCATACCCCATACACTTCTTAGTGATAGGTTAAATGCGTATGGTGATGCAGCC